GTATCAGCCTGGGCCTTCATCGCCAGCGCATTGGCCTTCTCAGCTTCCGCCATCAGGAACAGGGACTGCGGATCGGGTTGACCACCCTGCTGCGCCATCATGGCTTCCATCATGGCCTGTTGCTCTTCCTCGGTCGGCTGGACAACGCCAAGCTGAACCAGCTTCTTGCGGAAGAAGTCCTTAATGTCGCTGATGCCTTCGCCATCCATATTCATGATAGCCATCGACTGCAGGATCATCTGGGTTTCAGGATCGCTGGTGACTTGCATCATGCCGGTGAGCGCACGCACAGTGGCTTCGCGGCGGCTGGTGAAGGACGGGCCAACATCAACCGCCACATCAAACGTGGCCTGGCTAAGGTCGTTTTCGTAAACCAGTTCGCCGGTCTCATTGTCGATGATCGGCTTCATCAACTCAACCGACTGCACCTGATCCATGCTGTCAATGGACTTCATCTTACGCCCTTCTTCGACGTAAATATCCTTTGCCATCGACAGCCAAATCTCACCGCAGCGGCGCATCGCCTTTGCCATGTTGGTCATGTAGATGAACGACTGCATATCCAGACGGGTCTGGATCAGTTCAACAGCCTTACCGCTGATGTTGCTGACCATCTTGTCAGCTTGCTGGTTGTTACCCAGAATCTCAGCCATGTCCTGCTCGGTAAGCTGCAGCAGCGCAGCCATAGCCGGAGGAATGTCAGAGGACTTGGTATAGGCAACCGGCCCAGAGGCTTGCATTTCGCCATTCGGGCCAGTGATCGGGTTAACCAGAAGATACGGATAGTTCCGAATGTTGTCTTCGGCCCACATCACCTGATGCCCGGAAACCTGTTCCGGTGTCAGGATCGGCTTTTCAACCGACGAAAGCGCACTGATCTCACCCAGCTTTGACAGCTGCATATTCTTCAGGCGCTGCGGGTCTTTCGCTAGGCGCACATGGCCCATGCAGCGCTCGACGTTATCAACGAACCAGCGCTTGCCGTAATAAGGCACGATGGGAATGTTCTTGCCAGCGATATAGCCGCAGTCCTCAAGGATGCCGCCACCGCTCATGATGTATTTGTGAACCTTGCGGCGCTTCACTCGCTTCTGGCGCACCTCAACAGTGCCAACCGCAAACAGTGTGTCCTCAAGCGTCTCATCGGCATCAAAGTCTGCCTGGGTGTAACGCTGCTCTTCGCCATCAATGGTCTGGAAAATGCGGACAGTCTCACGCACTTCCTCAACGCGATAGTATTCCGCCACGAAAACTACGTCAGGCGTGTCCCAATCGAACTCATACTGGTGAATCTCTTTCGGCCAGGTGGTGGGATCGTCGTTCCACTCAGCCTTGTAAGCCTCGCGAGTTACCGAATACAGGACGAAGCAGTATTTCGCGTCTGACTTGTCCTGCTTCTTTGCGTCCAGATCGAAGAAGACTGAGCTATCTGCGTCATAGATCGGCTCGAACCGAATGCGCTGACGCTCGTTTTCATCGTCCTCTTCGTCTTCATAAACAGTGCGCAAACGCCATGCGCCAAAGCCACCGCCAACACCCTCTTCAAAGGCGTTGTCAAAAGCCTCATCAGCCACGCTGTCCTGCTCGTCAGCGCGATACAAGCCGTTGCAAGTCTCAGCCAGCTTATCGTTCTTGCTTCCGTCCTTGGAAACAAAGTCAACGGCGATGCGGTTGTTGCGGTATTCGTTGATGATGCGGATCACGCTCATGTGAATCTTGTTCACTTCAAAGCGTGGCTTGTTCTCGAACTGCTCGCCAATCGGGCCTTCCCACTGCGCACCGGCAAGGGAATAGAATCGACGATCCTGGAGGCACTGCAAACGCTCATCGCGCATGGAGGTCTGACAACGATCAAACTCCTGAAGCGCACCTTCATGCACATTCGCGAGTCTTTGGTCTTTAGTCAGTCGGGCCATTTACCACCTGTTCACCGTTGCCAGAGGTTGCACTTCGACAGCCTTTCTAGGGGCTGCACGCCGCATGGCCTCACACGCATAACGCAGTGCGTCAATAAGGTGATTATCACGATCCGCAAGAACTGGCAAGATTTGCCCTGTCAAGGGGTCTGTCTTGTAACTGTAGAGCGTTAGTTCATCAATCGTGTGCTGGCAGCGAGGATGGACAACGATGTCATATGACTTCAGCCATTCCACACCTTCCTCAACAGACTTCGGGCCTTTGACTGCGGCCATGATCTTGGGGAATCCGTTTCTCTGCATATGCGAGATGGTTTCCGGCCTGGCGCTGTCAGCAACGATAGGCCACTTTTCGGACTCTGGGATCGTTAGGAACAATGCTGGAGTGTCCATGATCTCGCAGCCCACCCGATAGGCCTCGTAATCGACGTAGATCGTGCGACCGGAAACATGGCAGCGGATCAGGACTGTAGGATCGGACGCAAAGCCCCAATCCGCTCCGAAGCGATGCACTGCGTCAGCTGGAGTATCAAACTCCTCAATGCGCCAGTTCTTGAATACCCGTGCCTCGCTGTTTGAGACATAGCCACCCAGCCACACGTGCTTGTATTTGTCTGGATCGCGGCCTCGGTCGTATTCCATTTCAGCGCGAAGCACATCAGGGAACCACGGATTGTCCTGAAAGTTGACTTCGCGCACGATGGCATCTGGCGGGGGATTGTCACCACGCAGCAACCAATCGACCGGATCGCTTTCCTTGTTGGGATTCCAGGTGAACCACAGTTCCGATCCTGGCTTACGGATCGTCGGGCGCAATAGGTCAAGGCTGCGCTGCGACAGACTTTGCGCTTCTTCCACCCAGGCGCAGTCATAACCTTCGAGCGACTTGATTGAGTCTGCCGTGTGGTTCTGCATTCCCTGAAAGATGATCAGGCCATCACCATGCCGCGCTTTGATCTGGGCCTCTTGAACCTCGAAGTAATCCTGCACGCCCAGCTGCTCAATCTTGATCTCAAGCAGCCGTTTGACGGATTGGCTTAGTGACTTCTGGATTTCACGCACGCAGACAGTGCGGCGCTTCGGCTCCATTACGTGCGCCTCAATGACAGCCTCCGCGAAAGCATGAGACTTGCCGGAGCCACGGCCACCGTGTGCGCCCTTATAGCGGCTAGGCTTGAGGAATGGCTTGAACCAGCGAGGTGTCTTAATCGTCAGCGTCTTCGACATCGATCACCTCACGCAGGATGCGATGCACCATGTCGCCATTGACGTTCAGCTTTGATGGAGCGTCCAAACCATACATTGAATTGAGCGCCTTTACGGCATTAACCTTGTCGCTAGCCTTTGCCCCATCATCCAGCCCTCTGGCGATTGCAGACAGAACCTCAAGGCTATCCTGAATTGACCACACAAGCTGATCAGTTGCAGCCTTTCTGATCTCAGCAACCCTTTGCGCGACCTTAGCATCGGCCATCAGCTTGCTGGCGTTAACCTGTGCTGATTCCGGCTTGCTTGTTGGCTTAACGTTAAAGGCTGTGCGATACGCTTCAGCTTGGCTTTTGCCACTGGCGACTTCTTGAGCAAAGCGCTCTTGCTTGGGTGTCAGGCTCATCTCACTTCCTAGCGATAGGATTGGTAAAGCCTTTATAGACTCAGAACGTCTCTGGGACAAGTTGCGTCCCCAAAACGTCTATCAGCTTGGTCAAGTAGTGATGCGCCTTCTGGTAATCCTCCAGCGCGTCACCCTTGCTTCCCGCCCTCGCCAGATATTTGATCGCATTGCCGCGAAGGAATCCCTGAAACTGCTCTGGAGTCATCCATGCCTCCATTGCATCCCAGGGTTGGATCATCTTGCTGCGGTAATGGTCGCCACCGACCTGATAGCTATCATCCATGCTTCAGGCTCCTGAAGTTTTCATCATACCGCTTGCGCCATTTTGATCGGCGCTGGTTCTCCTCCTCCAGAACCTTGTCCATCGTTCTGTGGATGTAAGGGAAGTGGGCTGGCGCAGCCTTTGTGGTTAAATACGTCATGATATGAAAAGGTCTCCTTGCCGCTGGGCCTCCTCAATACGCCTACAAGCAATCTCAAAATACTTTGGCTCGCGCTCAATGCCGATGAAGTCGCGCCCCATCTGGACGGCTGCAACGCCGGTGGTGCCGGAGCCCATGAAAGGGTCGCAAACGCATTCATCTTCAACTGTGAACCGCTGCAAAAGCCGCTTCATAAACCCAAGTGGTTTTGGGCAAGTGTGCGCGCCGCCATCCAAATCGTCTTTTGTTGGAGGGCCGCCAGTAAAATGGATGCGATCAGATTTAATGGCTCCATTAACACTCCCAAAACCAGACAAATCCTTGCCGTAATAGAGAATTGGTTGCCACTGACTATAACCCAATTTTCCATAAGTGGCCGTTGTCTGCCAAGTCCATGCTCCTATCCAATCGGCAATTGGATAGCGTTGAACATTGGAAATTCCGGGCGTTACAATGACGCGATCCGCTACTGCCAAACTGGCAGGCATAAACCCATCAATCAACCCAATAAGATTTTCCAGCGTGTCGTCATATCCTTCATATTCAAAACCGATCCCATACGGCGGATCAGTGACCACCGCATTGACCTTGGGCAAAGTGGGCAGAATATCGCGGCAGTCGCCAAGGTAAAGCGCGGCGCGGCCAATCACCACAGGATCAGCCATCAACCTCCTCCTCTGGCTCTGGCAGCAGTTCATTCAGGAACCAATCCCTCACTGCAAATGCGCTCTGCATATACGGGCCATCGTCCTGCTCACCATTGCGGATTTGCTCAACGAAGTGCGGATTGCCATGAACCTTGCCAACAGCGTCCGCAACGATCTCACGCAGCTTAGAGTTCTCCATTATCGACCTCAATGTCATCAGGTATAAATCCTGCTAGAAATGCTTCAGTTGCCACGCAGATCGGGCCGGTGACATGAGAGTCGCCCGATTCCATGCGGCGGATTGTTCGATTGCCTGTTCCTGGGGAAAGGCGCAGCGCATAGGAAAGATCGTTGACCGTCCAGCCAAGAATCTTCCGAGCGCGTTTTAGGTCTTTGCCGTCACGGATTGTCATAACGTAATCTCATGCACCTTTTGTATGCGCTCACCAATCCAGCGCATCACCGGCACGGCCATAGAATTGCCCAGCGCCTGGTAACGCGGCCC